CCTTCTGCAGATGCTCTCCTTTGCAAGTCTTCCATTATCGCGTAATCGGAAGCCCGCTTTTCTCTCAATAATTTAGAGTTCATTATTTTGTTTTTAAATTTAATAAATGCAGGGCATTCCTGCGTAGTTCGTTCTGTATTCTAATATCTGATTTTACAGATATATCAATTATCGATTGCAAATCTTTGTCTATTTCTTTTGTAGCCTCATAACTTCTTTTAGCTACCATTGTGTCTGGATTAGCTGGATAAGTTACCGGAGAAACATCATACACTTTTTTAATTGAGCGTATAACTCTTTTAGGTTTCATACCTTTTCTCTCTTGCCAGTCTTCAGCCTCTACTGTAAATGCAAAGCTACTTTGGTACACATCACCACGTTTTACCATCTCCAATAAATCATTGCCTAATGTAGTGTTTGGTGCCTCAAATTCATATTCCATTGAATTACCTGTAACATTTAGCTTTAAGGTACCAGATGATGTTCTTGCAAGTACCATATTTTGGTCATGGTTGAACAATGCTACAACATCATTCATATCTGCCTGACTTAATGATTCTGGAGACATCTCCTCATCGTACCATCCCATGTCATAGGCAGAGTTAAACACTGTGGCAGTACCAAAAATAGTACGGCTTTCAGGTTTAGCCCTTAGTTCAAAATTTATGCTTCTCTTTTCCATATATTTTAATCGTTAGTATCGTTACTATCGTCGTTTATATCTAACTTATCTTCATCTTTCTCGTGTGCCATTCCTTCCTTAGATGGCTCTATTTTTATATTAGATGCTAAAGGCAATTCATAACTATCTCCACCTTCGTAAGGATTCATATTTTCCTTAATCCTAATTTCGTTTGGAGACATTGCCAATACATTACGCATGGTGGTATAGTAAGAAGATCTTGCTGCTATATCACCACGAAGCAAGCCATCAAGATTAAAGCGAGTTGTAAACTTTTCCTTCTCTGCCTCAAAAAATATCTTCTTATTAAATTCTGCCTCTATTGTTTCGCATAATGGCATGATAGTATAATTTACAAACATTTGGCTTAACTGTTCCATGTTGCCAAATGTAGCTTTATCCATATCCTCTAAAAGAACACCAGGAACACCGGTAATCCTTGCAATGTCGGAAATAGTAGCTTTCTTAGTTTCGTTAAAAGCTGCATCAGTTGGATTTAAACCTACCTTTTGGAAATCCATTCCTTCTTCTAAGATAGCAGTTCCTCCAGCGTTTTGACTTCCACCAAATGCTCTGTTAAAGCTACTTTTTAATCTATCGTATGCCTCATTAGTTAATCTTCCAGGATGCTTTAAAACACCGTTAAGATGCGCACCATTTTTGTAAAAGTTAGCACCATAATTTCTGTTGGCTAATGCTAACCCAAAATTGTCACGGTGAACGTCTGGCACTAACAAAGCCTTAACACCATCCCATGCAAGATTGGGAATGTAGATAATGTTCTCCCCTCTGTATGTTTTATTATTTTCCTTATTCTTAAATACAAGTTCATTCCTGCTATTATATCCTATCTCCATTTTGGTAGGATTTAAAATAGTAAGGCTGTTAATTCTTGTAGTTATGCTATTCCTATTTATGGCTGCGTAAAATGCACCATGCGCTAAATAGTGCAGCACCATTGTTTTGTAAAACGTATGAGAAGTATATAACTCCGAAGGCTCTCTAGATACTACCTTGTAATTAGGATGATCCTTTGCTATTCTTATACCACCATTATCTTCTTTCTCTATAATATCAAAAGGTATAGAGGCAATAACACCTCCAAGTATTTGAGTAGCTCTGTAAAAAGCAGGAAGACCTATAATTGCGTATTCATCAACCGCTACACCAGCAGCACTGCCACGCTGAAACAATGCACCTAAAGTGTCACCGTTTATTGGTGTAGATGGATTTTCTATCGAACCTCGTTTCGACGAAAAAAAAGACCGCATGGAGTTAAGTATAGCCATGCGGTAAAAATAAACAAAATCAGTATGAAAAATACAACTTACAGTAACACGTTAAACGAACCTAATGTCCATATAGGTTTTTTTTGCCTTTCTGAAAGAGTTATAGGTGCTATATTTCTCATCAAGTCCTAACTCTCCTCTTTCCTCCTCTAATTTCTGCCAAGCATCTTCATGCCTTGGATAATCGCTCACAAGTTCGTAAAATCTGTGGAAATATCCACTGGTGCAATTAATCTGCCTAACTTGTTGTGCGTACTCATGTTTCTTCATTAAAATCTCCATAATTGACATTTTTAGCTTTTCAATTAGGTACATTAAAGCATTAACAATCCTTGCTCTCTTTCTCCAGATGTGTAAATGGTTGGTCTATCCTCTACCATGATTTGCGCATAAGCCATTATCATTGCCACAGGCCCATCTACCTTTTCAGTTGACTTCGCTTTATCTATCTTTATGTTTCCAGCCGGATCAAACCGCAACATAACATTTGTCATCATCCACTCCATGACTGGATTTCCATCATGCGTTATCTCGTTAGATAAAAACATCTTTTCTATTTCTTTTGTTGGTGCAGACATCGAAATAAAGCCTTGTCCGAACGGTTTCATATTTGCACCATCATTTGTGAGCTGTATAACCAACTGTGAAGCATTCCACCGGTCAAAAGCTATACACTCTATTTTATACTTTGCCGTTAGCTCAATAACTTTAGCTTTTATAAAGTCATAGTCAGTAACATTACCATCTGTCATAATTATATCGCCATCCTGTGCCCATTGTACATAAGGCACTCCATCGGATAGAGATCGCTCCCTTACGTTATCTTCTGGGCAAAAGAAATAAGATTTTATATGTGGTTTATCAAGTCCTGCTTGCACAGGGAAACAAAGAACTAAAGCAGCAATGTCACGAGTAGAGGCAAGGTCTAATCCAGCAAAGCATTTTTTATTATAAAGAATATCATCATCTATTTTTAACCTTGTTTGCTCAATATAACTATTAGAAATCCAAACACTGGAGGTAGTTGTCCATACATTTAGATTCTTTGTCATAAATTGTATTTGTTTAGCTGCTCCTTCGTTCAATGCCTTTTGAAATTGGTCATCCATGTAACTAATGTACGGTGTAACACCTAAATTAGGATTGCTTTTAGTCCAATTCTTTTTATCCTGCCAATCGTCACCTTCATCAAGGCAAAAGAGCAAAGGAAACACGCTATTATCAACTTTCCTTTTCTCCAAAATATCTACCATCACTTTCCGGAATTGGTAACATGGTGATTCACGATTAAAACCAGCCGTAGTAGTAATAAGGAGTAAAGGTTGTGAACGCGAACCCATACCAGTCTCCATTACCTCTAACACGTCACTTGTTTTATGAGAATGATATTCATCAATACCTGCATAATGCGGATTCAAACCATCCAGTGTATCTGCTTCCGATGCAACAGCTTCAAATTTACTATTAGTAGATGGTACGTTGCAGTTATACTTTAATACATTGACTAACTTGTTGAATGTCCTTGAATCTGCCTTTAGTGATTTAAGCATCACCTTTGCCGTATCAAATGCAATGCGAGCCTGGTCTCTGGTAGTTGCAGCTGTGTACACCTCCGCTCCCGTTTCATTATCACATAAAAAACAATATACAGCAATGGCAGCCGCTAACTCTGTCTTTCCGTTCTTCCTTGCTATTTCAAGATATGCCTTTCTAAATCGCCTACCTCCTTCTTTTCTCTGCCACCCAAACAGTACCTTTATAAAAAACTCCTGGAAAGGTTGGATGTTAAACCTTTGCCCAGCAAATTCTCCTTTAGTATGCCGGAGGGCAGAGATAAAGTTAAAAGCCCTATTAGCGTGAGCTTCGGAGTAAATGTACTCCCACTTTTTATTCTTTAAATCATTCAGATGCCGTTCAACTGCCAACGTTGCGTAATTGCCTAACAATAACTTTCCCGAAACAACATCCTCAATAAATTTCATTTATCTTTTTTACTTTTTATCGTTAAGCCAAAAATACTATTTAGCAAAACCGCAAATGCCATTAAACCCCATGCCTCGACGTAGTCAATGTATGGCAGATTAAATATATTTGGTATTAACCAATTCCACATGAAATACACCGGCACAGAGATAAATGCCAGAGCGAAGGCAGAGGCTAAAATAGAAATGGCAATTTCTTTAATTTCTTCCATAATTTAATTCATTTTAAGAAGTTTAGCGATTTCGTCTTCTTCATCACCGTTACCATCCTGAAAATACTCCAAAGTTAACCTTGACTTCGGATCTAGCCCTAAAGTCTTAGATAATTCAAGAAATAACTCAAATCCTTGCTTAAATGCAGTCCATTCGGCACTTACCTGCCTTGCACCGTTAGGATGCACCATAACTGCGCCATCTTTGCTTAATATCTCGGCATTGTGCAATAAATGTCCAATGGCACGCGCTGCGATTGAAAGGTAAATTTCATCAACCTGCTTTCCAGCCTTGTGAAGGTGGAGGTGTTCACGGATGCGATTGTAAATTCTTTGCTCACCTGCGTCAAGGTTAAACATCGGCTCACCGATTTCACCGGGAGTGAATGTCTTAACGCGTGATTTCTCCAAGGTGCCCTGGAGTAGTTTTGTCTTTATGCTCTTTTGTGTCATTTTACGACTGTTTTATGATTTTGAATTGAACCCCCTTTTAGAGGCTGCGTTGATGTGCTCTGAGT